CACGTCCTTCTAAATTCCCTAATGGTGGGTATCTCTGGTTGGTAAGCATGGCAGCTTCTAAAAGTAATCGAGCTATAAATGATTGGATAAAAGAAAGAACTAAAAGGAAAATAGTAAAGAAGTTAAATTATTTCTATCCTAAAAAGAGAGATGTCAAAGCTTTACGCATAGCTGTAAACGCTGCAAAAAAATGGATTGCAGAAATACCGGAAGGGGATTGTTTAGTATTTAGAGCTGAGGGAGCTAAGGCAGATCAACTATTTAGAATCTATAAAAAATGGTTTAAAACACATGAGAACATACCTTGGGTGATATCCGAAGAACATAAATCATTTTTCTTTTATAGAAAAAGGTCTTAGAATAGAACAACAAATAAACTTAGTAAAATGATTGCTTTAATTAAACCAATATTGATAAAGTTTGCTACATCAGAGCCAGTTAAAAAGTTGGTGGTGGATTTATTAGAAAAATTAGTTGAGTCTACTGAAACAGAATTAGATGATACTGCTCTAGCTATAGTAAAAAAAGGATTAGGCTTATCTACTACAAAGAAGTAATAGCTTAAACTGAAAGTAGTATTACCTCAATAAATGGAAGCTACGAAAGATAAAGAAGAATCAAAAAAGAATCCCTTTTCTAAACTAAAAGAGAGCCTTGAGGATAAAGAAGAGCAGTTAGCGATTCTCGGTACCTTTATTAGGCTGGGCGTTATGGTCTGGGCAGGTTTCATAATTTCTTTGAACTACATCTCTTTCCCAGGAATGACGAAAGATAATTCACCTAAGGATATTACATTTATCGCTTCGGTCTTCACAGGATGTCTCGCAACATTTAATGTTACTCCTGGTGGTAAGAAAAAAACGGATGGGAAGCCTAACGGTACCATGTCCTCAGTACCAACTCAGATCTTGCGTATCGAACAGGCTCCTATTAAAATTGTTACAGAAGCCTCTGCTAAAAATAATGTATCGAAGACCTGAAAATAAGTGGGGAACGGTAATTTTAGTTTCCCTGTTAGGTTTATCCAATATCGGATTAATTGCAAACGTTATAACAAGAAACAAATTTCCTGTTATGAATTTACCAGTGGGTCCTTACACCTCATATAAGGTTATTGCTACTGAAAAAGGATATACGGTTTCCTATAAAGCAAACGATCCCGCAATATTGATAAACACTTCCAAAAAATCTTCTCCTAAAGGATTATTTGGTAATAAAGAAGAAAACATACATTTATATGAAGAGAATACGATGCTCGGTAGATCAGCATCAGGGAATGAAGAAGGCTTATCAGATGAACTAATAGCCTGTATAAAAACTGAAGGCTCTGGAGAATCCACAGGTAAATTAGTTGGAGCATCTATTGGTGCCAAAGCTGCACCTACAGTTTCTCAAATACCCATAGTAGGATGGTTGGCAGCTGGATGGGTAACAATGTTTGGAGCTAACAAAGGTGGAGAGGTAGGAGGAGAAATAGCTAAATCATTTAATAACTGTTAATCATGTTTGTAGAAAAACTTACGCTTGTAACGGGTGGTTTTGATCCCATACATAGTGGACATATTGAATATTTCAAAGAAGCAAAGAAACTATCTGACTTCTTAGTCATCGGATTGAACAGTGATAAATGGCTAATAGATAAAAAGAAACAGGCGTTTCAAGATTGGGATGAAAGAGCCAATATAATTAAACATCTAAATATGGTCTCCATGGTTATCAGCTGGGATGATTCAGATAAAACAGCCTGTGGTGCAATAGAAAAGTGTTTATCAATAGCTGACAGAGTAATCTTTGCCAATGGAGGAGATAGGATTATAGGTAATACACCAGAACTGGAAGCTTACAATAATGACAAAAGAGTGATATTTAAATGGGGTGTTGGAGGAGAATATAAAATAAACAGCAGCTCTTGGCTTTTAAATAACTATTACAAAGATCGAGCGATGATAGACTTAAAATAGTCTCAAGTTGATCATAAAATGTTGAAGTATTTATCATTATTAATATTACTTTTCTGTCCTACAATAGCTCAAAGTGACACGTATCACTCAATTTCAAGCTCAGTCAAGCTGGAAGTTCATGCAGCTGGGACAAACGCCGATCGGATTGGTAATTCCATGAGTATAAGTGGTACTGGGGTAAATACAAGTGATGGCACTACGACAGGAGTAGTAGGTGGTCTAGGATCTGCCACTAACGGCGTGAATGCTTATACGCCAATTACAGCAAGCCAGCTAACTGCAGGCGACGCCTTCAGTTTCAGCTCTAGCTATACAGCTGGTGATACTGTAGCTACAAGCTTAACAGTCGGAGAAGTCTCACCCTTCGGAGACCTTACAAGTACATCCGCAGGCACAGCAGGTAATCTTGCAGGTACTATTGATACTAAAAACGATTTGACAATTGTAGCGGGATCAGCTGGAACTAGTGTAACTGGTCAGTTTGTAGTAGGTCTAACCATAGATTAATGAAACGGCTTTTACTGCTGTTTTTATTAACACCTTTTTCGCTGAAAGCCCAGCCTATAACTGGTGCCTTCACTACAGGCACAATGAATTCTACTACCACGACGACTCAAACTATAGTTGAATCAGTGGTCTCGAAGGACTATAATTCAGGATATAGCTACAGTGTTGCTGGTACTGGCATTGAGATACAAAATAGCGGTAGTATGGTACCAGATGCTGTAAATACGACGGGAACTACAGATGGGGTTAGTTATTCATGGACTGGTTTAGATTTCAGTACAAAGCCGACGTGGAAACAGACAGAAAACGGAGCAGCCTTTCAACTGACAGAAAATTATTCTGGACCAGGGCTCTCCAATGTCACAACTATAAATCGCCAAATAACTGTAGAAAGTACAACAGTCACGCAATCAATTTTTCAAAAATAGCTTTAGTATTACTACTCTCTCCTACATCGGTATTAGCTAATGCCGTAAGTCAATCAAATACTGGAAGTGTTACGAATCAAAATTATAATGTCAATAACGGGAGTTTCCACACCAATCAATATGGAGGAAATATAGTCTGTCAGGGAGCTCAAATGAATATTACTCCCTTCTCAACATTCAATACAAATTTTCAAAAACCTTTCTCACATTTTTATGAAACACCAGTGTACGACCCAACAGATATAGAGGGTGATTTTGATGATGATGGGAATCCCATAGGAGATGGTACACCTGATAATCCCGGAAACATTTTGTATTACCAGCAAAATTACTCTGGTACTAATAAGGATAGTTATGCACTTGGTACAGGAATTACTTTAAATTTCTCCATACCCTTGGATAGAAAACTTGGTGAGCAATGTAAAGAAGCAGCTGCCACACAAATCAATATACAAAAACAAAAACTAAAAAATTTAGAGTTGGAGTGGCATGTGGCTAGGGTTAAGCACTGCGGCGAATTAATGCAGAAGGGAATAAATGTACGAAAAAATTCTCCATTCTATGAGGTGTGTAAGGATATTTTTCTTACGCCTCGTCCGAATCAGATTGAGTCTCACTATCATTCCCTTTCTTCCGAGAAGAAGTAATTTTCTTTACGATATTTTTCGTCAATCCTTTTATCACATTTATTATCGCAGGTGAGGTCGCCGCTATAGAGGCTATGAGAACTGTGTTTATAACAAGGGATGGTTCTGGCATCCAAGAAGAAACGTAGTCTACATCTTCCCATATGGTTAGACACTCGGTTTTTGACTCGTTATAGCGAAACTCCTTAACTCGTTCCAAGCGTTTCTCATTGGCAAATGAGCCAACCCTCAGCTTTGAGTTAGGGTCTGGGCAGGGAGGAAAGAATGTTTTCTCCTCTTTTTCTTTTGGTATATTTGTCTTTGCTGTCTCTTCAAGTATTACTGGTTCTTCCGTTTTCTTCTCCTTTACCTCGTCATTTGAGTAGATCATTTTAGAACGATCATATTGAAGAGGATATATTTCTGGCACCTCACCCCATGGACATGACCAAAAAGTCCCCGTAGGATCTACGTTTACAAGATTGGAATTTTTATCTGCATCACGATGAGTTTTATAGCAACCAGGTAAAAGAAGAGATGGCTCACTAAAAGCTGGGTTAACTACATAACCACCAAATACTCTTACGGGGGGAATTATCTCAACAGGAATACTAGGGATAGATACATCTGGTACAGATATAGAATCTATCTCATAGATATTCATTTAAAAGGAATAGATTCTCCTGTGATAGAAGGTAGTTTATCCTCTATGGCAGTTGGAAGAGCACTCTGTATATCTCCCATGATTTTACTTTTAATTAGCTTCTCAAAGTTACCGCTGGTCACGTATTTATAACCATAAAAACCACCGCCTACTATTCCTAATAATCCGATACTATTAACAAGAATAAGTGCTGTTAAAACCTTTTGAAATAAAGAACTTTTACAAGACATAATGAAACAATAATATTATTTAAATTTTACTAAGCAGCCTCTAATGCTGCAACTCTAGCCTCTAATGATTCTCTTTTACTTATCTCTTCCTGTAATGCAGCAGTAAGTAAAGGAACTAATTTTGAATGATCCATTTGTTGATATTCTGGTTCGCCTTTTGTATTAACTTCATCTTTTGTGCCTGTAACCGCCTCTGGAACTGCTGTAACCTCGTGAGCTAAGAATCCATCAACAACAGTTTTTGACTCATCTTCAATCCAGTTAAACCTTTTTGGCGATAATGTTTTTAATCTTGTAATCCCACCAGTTAATGAAACCACGTTCTCCTTTAAACGATAGTCAGAAGTAACATTGTAATTAACACCATTTCCAGAAGTTTTTGATATGCTTCCCTTTGTATTTGAACCAACTGTCCCTCTAAAAATTGCATATTGTGCACCAGTATTATTGCTTTGATTGACAATTTCAACTGTTGCAAAAACATCTTGATCGTTTTTAAACATTGCAGCGTGATTATTTACAGGTGCAGTAACTTCTAGAATCCTTCCAGTTTGGGCTGTTGTCGAACCAATAAGTGCAGTTCCACCAACTGCAATTCCAGCACTTGTAGTCTCTAACTTTTTACTGTTGTCAAACCATAACTCACAATTTCCATTTTCATTAGTTACGAAATTAATTTCATCACCAGCTTGATTTTTCAAATGTAAACTACTTGTCCATATCTGTAATCTTCCAGTACCTAATTCTTTAATAAAACTATCATTATCGCTACTAGAGTGATAAATTCTTAGGTCACCACCAGATCCAACATTACCTAAACGCAATTCGTTGTTATCACCTAAAGATAAATGCTGAAGAATTTCTACTCCGTTACTTCGTGTCTCTAGCTTTTTACTGTTGTCGTGGTATAGCTCTACTTTCCCATTAGCAACACAATGTACAGCCCCTTCTGAATCATTAACTTGTAATCTTAAATCACCTGTATTTCTAACGAAAAATACACCAGTTGTATTTGCAATTAAACTATCCGATCCATTGTGAGAAATTTGTAGGTCACCACCTGTTCCAAAATGTGCTTTAGCATTATCGTTAAATCTAAAAGCGTTTTGAGTTGGAATCCAAAGAGCATGATAATTAGCCCCTGTAAAATTAACATTATCAGAAGTACTTGAGAAATTAACTGTTCCGTCAGTAGTTAAAACAGAAGTAGTTAATGTGCCATTAACATCAAAGCCTGAACTCGTTGTTTCAGCCTTTTTACTAGCATTAAAGAAAAGTTCTACTGCTCCGTCACCAAGAATAATAACTCCGTTTTCTCCTCCTTGAGGTCTTATTCTAATATCATCAGAAGCAGTGATAGTTATATCATCTGAAGTATCAGTAATCTGTAAATCTCCAGTTGAACTAGTAATGATGCTATCAGTACCATCGTGAAAAAGTTGTAGGTCATCACTAGTTCCGAGTTTAACTTTTTTATTATCAACTAAAGATAAATTATCAGATAATACACCTCCCCCTGTTTGAGTAGAAACAAAAGCTCCTGTAGTGCTTGTATTACCTGTTATCGTAGCTCCCGCACTTGTAGTCTCGAGCTTTTTACTGTGATCGAAATATAGCTCTACTGCTCCATCAGGTATAGCATTTATAGAAAATTCACCATTTTTAGCTTGTATTTGTATATCCCGACCACTACCACCAGCACCTCCTCTAATTCTTAATATTCCTGTATTAGCATTATCAATGTAAGAGTTTGTTCCATCGTGGTAAAGCTGTAAATCTCCCGAACTACCTAATTGAAGTTGTTGATTATCAGCACCAAGTAGAATACCTGTCCATTTTGCTCCGTAACTTGTAGTCTCAAGCTTTACACTGTTGTCGTGATATAACATCACTGCTCCGTCAACAATTGCACGGATCATGTGTTCAAAGCTACCCCCTTTTGACAGTTGTATTTCTGCTCCAGTGCTTTGTATAGCTAAATTACCCGTTCCCTGTTCAAAAATAATGCTATTACTTCCATCGTGAAAGATTTGTAGGTCATTCCCTGTGCCAAACCTAACTTTAGCATTATCAGCAAACGCAAGAGCATTATCTGATTTATCGAAAACTATATTTGCACTTGCACCTGTAAATGTTACATCATCTCCTAAGGAACTGGTTCCCGTTACTGTTAACTGAGGAAAACTAAAATTACCACTACTTGCTATGGATGCAGGTAATACGGTTCCATCACTGGGAGTACCAGTGGATTGCATATCACCGAATATAACTGCAAAAAACGTTGTGTTAGCTACAGGTGGAGTGGTAAAAGTTAATGTTGATCCTGATATTGTGAAGTCTGTGTCTGGTTCCTGTATTACACCACCCAAGGAGAGTAATAAATTCCTAGCCGTTCCTGGGAACACGGCCTGACTACCGGCCGTCATACTAAAGCCGGTATTAGATCCATTAAAACCACTTGATATCTGATCAAGTTTAATGTATCTGCCTATTACTGGACGCTGACCAATATAAGCCAAATTACTACCCTTATTATTTACTTACTCTTATTTTAAATCTAGTAACTTTTGAGCCTTAAATTAAACTGATTATTCAGGAACAACTGTCTCTTCAGGTTTCCTGTCTTCTAATACTGCCTGTATAGCAATAATTCTATTCTTACACCTTCCCTGTGTTTCAACAGCTTTATTGTATTCAGTAACAACTTGCTCTAATTCTGCCTGTAATTCTTCGTTTGTAGGTTTAGCCATTAATACTAAGGTAGATATCTATATGAATTATATAGTATAAATCAATCTTCTTCCACTTTAAAAACTAGTAATTTCTCTCCTTTCTTCATATCTTTTAGTTCTGGATGGCTTGTATAAGTAGGTTTTGAATCTCTTTTGAATACTTCATCCATAGATCGCCACATAAAAGCAAAAGCTGCTCCTAATGTAGCTGCAAAACAAATGAGGTATATAAGAATGACTATGGACATTGGTTAACCAGCTTTCAATGCTGCAACTTCAGTTTCAAGTACTTCGATCTTAGCCATAGCTTCCTGTAAACATTTTACTGCTTTCATATACATGACAGAATATCTTACATTCTTTGTTTTAGTTCCTAAATCTTTACCTGTGTTTGGATCTCTGTCTATGGATTCATAAACAAGGTGAGGGCTAGTAATCTCTAATTCCTGTGCTACAACCCCTATCTGTGTATGTGTAGAAAAACCAGTTGACTCTTTAAAATTAAAGTTTCTTACTTTTATTGCTTTTATATCATTCCATTGAGAATTTGCATCAACTATATTTTCTTTTAGTTTTGAATCTGACAATCCTCCGTAACTAGTATTTTGATTCTTTACATCGCCATCTGGTTCAATCACCAATCTTGCAGTATTATTATCAGTTCTACATTGAAGGTAATCTGTTACATCTGCACTTGTAGATTCATTTTTCAAAGTGCAATTAGATAAAGTGGATGATGTACTAGCACTTCTGATTTCACCTCGAAAAATCACGCCATTTGCTGAAGTTTCAAGCTGTTTTTCGTTGTCGAAATGTAGTTCTACTCTTCCGTTTGGAACACATAGTACAGAATCTTCGCCTGATAATGGTTGTAGTTTTATTGGTTCACCATTATAGGTTCCAGTGTTATTTCTAAGAAAAAGTGCACCAGTTTTATTATCTATCCTAGAGTGAGATCCATCGTGATAAATTTGTAGGTCTTGACTAGCACCGATTTTTAATGCTTTATTATCCTGTGGGATTCTAACGTGTTCAGTGTCATCTAATTCAAAAACAACATTACCAGTGGTATCACCACGTTTAAATAATAAAGTATGATTAGCACCACCACATTGAATTGTGTATTGATCTGTTCCACCACTAACATTTTGATGGTTTGTATTAAAGAATAAACAAGCTGATGAAGCTGATTGTGGTCCAGATATTCTTAATCCATTATCACTACCTAAACCAAATATATTTACTTGTCCACCAGAAGCTACTGTAAAGTCAGCACCATTTGCAGTTGTCTCAATCCTTTTAACGTTGTCGTGATATATCTCTACGTCGCCATTAACAGTAGCTCTTATCATACTTTCGCTGTTTGCCAAATTTTTAATTAAAAGACTGTTGTTACACAACATCAGGTTGTGTGTACCATCGTGATAAATTTCTAAGTCTGAACTATTGCCGATTAAAATTTTCTTATTATCAGCAAGTGGACCAATATTGTTAGTTGGTTCAACATTTACACAAGAAACATTACCATTTACAGTCAAATTTCCAGTTAAAGTTCCACCAGCACTTGTAGTTTCAAACTTTTTACTGTTGTCGTGGTATAGCTCTACTGCTCCGTTGTTTGCCATACGGATATAGCTTTCAGTAGAACCATTATTTTTTAAAAGTATAGAATCACCTTGTAAAATAAGGTTTCCTGTAGTGTTTGTTATATTGCTATCCGACCCATCGTGAAAAATTTGTAGGTCATCACTTGCACCAAGTTTTAACCTTTTAGAATCATTTTTTAAATAAACATCACCTGTAGTAAATAAATCTCCATCATTTTGTAAGGTTAATTTATCAACACTAGAACCACTGATATTATTTTTGAATGTTAAATCATTATCGTCTTGGTTGGATCTTAGCTCCCATGTATCTCCATTATCATCTCCATCATCAGCTACTAACTGCAACGCTGCACTTGTTCCTTCCTGACCAAATACTTTAATCCCATCAGTATAGGTTTCAAATTTTTTAATGTTGTTATGGTATAACGACACTGGGCCGTCAGGTTCAAATAAAGCTAATGGCTCTTGACCTGTACCTTTATAAAATCCACTTGTACCTGTACCAGCGACTCCAAGTATTAAACCCCCAGTTCCATTATCAACAATTAACGAGTTGCTTCCATCGTGATAAATTTCTAGGTCATCACTATTCCCAAATTTAGCTTTATCATTATCTCCCATGTGAGAGCCATCTGAGTTCACTTGTCCTGTAACTGATATACCACCACTAAAAGTCTCAAACTTTTTACTGTTGTCGTAGTACAATTCAACGACATCATTATTTGCAACTATCTGTGGATGGCCTGCTGTGTTGCGTATTTTAGTTTGGCTTCCCTGTATTATTAAATCACCTGTACCGTCATCTTGTATGTACGAGTGGCTCCCATCGTGATAAATTTGTAGGTCATTACCTGTACCAAATCTTATTTTTTGACTATCACTCAAATCTAAATTTGCAGCTATATCAGCACCTTCAATGGTTCCATCAACTATCTTTATACTCGTGACACTGTCACTATTGAGCATAGCGTTGTTAACACTAAAGTCTTGTACTATATTTCCGATATAAGGCATGGTTAGATGTTGGTATCTTGAGGATTTAACATATATGAAACAGTGATATCTATCGAGCTCGCTGCACTGGCATAAGCCTTGATGACATCATTAGGCTCAACTATCAATTTATTCCCAGTCATAAACTCTAGAGCAGACTTAGATGGTATCTCTCCAGAGGTGATTAAACGGGCCGCTGTACCTCCAACTCCTCCTTTAAATAAAGTAACGGTCACATTTTGTGAGTTAACGTTTTTATTGGAAGCTAGGATACTTAATATGACTCCATAAGTAGATGCGGGTACTCCACTCGAATTTGTCGAACCTGTAATTACCGCTTGTTGTGAGGCAACCGTAGAATTATTAGTAACATCTGCCCGACAGACTGAGACGAAACGAGCCATTTATCTATAAAACCTAATCAATATTTCTTCTATTTTATGAGGGGTTAACCTAGAGCAATTGCAAAGACAATAGAACTGTCTTCGGCAAAGGTCTGAGTGGCTACTGTATCTCCACTCATTTTGATAGTTCCACCTGTAATTGTGGTACCCGTAATGTTTGTAGCTGTTGCATTAGTAAATAAAGCATGAGTGCCAGTGACTGTTACACCAGATATAGTCGCTCCTTTACCCTCAATGGTTCCTGTAACTGTTAAATCTCCACCAACAGTTAGATCATCGGTTATACCTATATCATCAGTTACATTAAGATCGACAGCATTAATAGTGGTAAAGTTCGCAGTAGTACCAGTAACTGTAGTACCGGTTATATTAGTAGCTGTCGCATTAGTGAATAAAGCACTCGTACCTGTTACCGTAGTACCCGTTATATTGGTCGCAGTTGCATTAGTGAATAAAGCATTAGTACCAGTAACTGTGGTTCCAGTGATATTTGTAGCTGTGATGTTAGTAATAGTTCCTGTAGTGGCTACTACGGTAGTCGCATAAAGTGCTCTCCAGGTTTTAGCAGTGCTACCTAAATCACGATCATTAGCGGTTGCGTCAGGAAGAATCGCTGAATCCACAACGGCAGTAAAGGTGACTGTATCACTATCTGCATTACCTATATCTACATTACCTAATACCGAAGCATTACCAGTTACTGTTAAATCTCCTCCGATAGTAGTGTCATCTGTTACATCTAAATCGTCAGAAACATTCAAATCAACTGCATTAACTGTAGTGAAATTAGCCGTGGTTCCCGTGACTGTGGTACCTGTGATATTAGTAGCTGTTGCATTAGTAAATAAGGCATGAGTGCCAGTGACTGTTACACCTGAAACTGTAGTAGTACCAACAACAGTTGCACCTGTTATCAAAGGCGATAATATCTTGGTTCCACCTGTTATTATTGCTCCTGATATAGTTCCTTTACCCTCGATAGTTCCTGTTACAGTCGCATCTCCACCAATAGTTACATCATCTGCTACATCAAAATCATCTTCTACCGTAAAATCCTGAGCTGTGATGTTTGTAAATAAACCGGTGGCACCAGTGATGGTGGTACCTGTTATATTCGTCGCTGTGGTATTTGTAAATAGAGCAGAAGTACCAGTAACAGTAGTACCTGTAATATTGATTGCGGTTGCATTAGTAAACAGAGCAGAAGTACCAGTGACGGTAGTACCTGTAATATTCGTTGCTGTGACATTAGTTATAGTTCCCGTTGTGGCAGTGACAGTTACGCCGTGTATTCCCTTCCAACGTAAAGAAGGATCTCCAAAATCATGCTGATCATTTGCAGCTGGGTCTAAATCAGCATCAACACGAGCTGTGAAAGTAACAGTATCACTGGTAGCATCACCGATATCTGTATTACCTAAGATGCTGGTATTACCGGTGACTGTTAAATCACCACCTACGGCCAGATCGTCAGTTATAACTAAATCATCAGTAACGTTAAGATCTACGGCGTTGACTGTAGTAAAGTTTGCAGTCGTGCCAGTGACGGTAGTACCAGTAATATTAGTTGCGGTTGCATTAGTAAATAAAGCATTAGTACCAGTTACTGTGACCCCACTTACAACAGTGCTAAATTTCCCACTCTCAGCGTTGATTGTAGTTCCCGTAAAGGTTACAGCTTTTATAGTAGAACCTTCGATAGATCCACCGGTTATGTTGGTACCACTAATAGTTCCAGAGACAGTAGCGTCATTCTGTATAACTAAACCACTAACGGTTAATAGATCGGTTACTGTTAGTCCTGCAATATTTGTTGTGCCAGATACCGTTAAATTATTTTGAATTACCGTACTTCCACTGATAGTACCGCCTGTTCTAGGTAAATAATGAACATTTAAGTACGCTTTTGTGCCAGATATTGTTAACTTTTTATTCTTTAATCCCGGATCAGGTTCAGATACATTTACAACCGTCAATAGATCATCTTCTGCTAATTGAAGACCTGCTTGCTCCTGTAACTCACTAATTCTACGATTTGCCACGACCTATAAATATGCATGCTTATTTAACAATTATAGATCCAGTATTCTGAGGCTTATTTAACTCTTATCTCTAATCTTGGTAAGAATTCGTTAACAACATTCCATGTAAATTGTACCCCAGTAACTAAACAACAAGAAACTACTAATAGTAAAACAATCTCTGCAATCGTTAAGTTTCTTCTAACATAAACTACTTTGGGTTGAAGTTGGCCTTGAGGTGGCAAAGTAGGTGCATTTTGAGCTAAAGTTTGTTGTATAGCCAACTCTCTAGCACGAGCTTTCATTTGCTCTATTTGTTCGGGAGTAATCTGCGGATTAACTGGTGATTGACTAGGAGGTACTTGTTCTTCCATTGACGAAAACTATTTACTTTCACATTAGCATCTAATAGACAGGAGTGGTATTATGAGGCCAGGATTACGCAAGGGTTTGGAAGATATAGCGTGGGAATTAAAAGGGATAAAAAATATTTTATCTGCAATGTGGCATAGTCGTTACGAAGATAATTCTACGGATGTTCTTAACCCTCAAGCTTTTGCTGATGAATACATTAGCACCGAAGAATGCTCTCGTAGACTGGGAGTTTCAGATCAGACACTTCGTAATTGGATGGCTCTAGGTAAAAAGAATCCTGAAAAAGGTTGGGTCGAAGGTATACATTATGTTAATGCTTCACCTGATTCAGGCAGAAAAGCGTTGATAAGAATCCCATGGAATCAATTAGTACAATCTTTTGCTAAGAATAGAGACTTTAATTCACAAGATTATCGTAAAAAAGCTTCTCCTATGTATATAACAACTAGCTCCGGTAAATTAACATGATAGCTCATCGGTTCGTTAACATCGATATAACAAAAGTTACGGTAAAAAATTATAAACAAACATTATCTAAATCTTTACAACTACAAGTGGAAATGTTTATGCCTCCCGAAGGATCTTTTGATGATGGATGTTTAAAAAGATATTTAGAAAATGTAAAAAATTATGAGGAAGAAGACGCAAATTCAAATATGACTTTAGCAAACAGATTACGAATTGCTTTTCAAGACATGAAGGCAGATACTATTTGTGGTAAGTTTCCTCAAGCTGAGTTACCTTTAAAAAGACGATTACGCTGTGTTGCTGAATATTTAATAAGGTCAGGAGAGTTCAATAAAGTAAGAGATAAGGATGGCAAATTAGTAAAGAAGCGTGGTATTTTAGGAAAAATGGTTGTTCTTTATCAACCGATGCCTAAATTACTCGAATCACTAACCAGACAGGGACTACTAAAAAAATGAATAGAAGAGAAAAACTAATCGCTTCCGTAATAGGACCAGATATGGACCCAAATAAAGCCGCTTTCTTAGACACCACCATTAAATTCATACTTGCAGACCAAGGAGAACAGTATTTAAAGTTTTGGAATCTTAAAGGACCAGGGGTTATGCGTCTAAATCCCAATCTAAAAGTAGAAACTTGGTGTAGTTTGGAAGACATACGAGAGGATATACGATTATGTGAAGCCATTAATAATGATGATTTAGCTGAAAGTCTAAAGAGAATATTAAACAGAGCAGAGAAAATAGATCCTAAAAAGAAATCAGGATACATGGTATTAGATAAGGATGGTATTAGATATCTAGAAATTGATTATGAAAACTTTGATAAAGTAGATGCCTCTCCTTGTTCCATGAATTAATGGCCATACATGATGTCACCAAAAGGAGAGAAGACCTTGAATTAATTACTAATTACGACCTTATTGCTTCTGCTCATGCTTTGTTAGAAGGTATAGAATTAGACGTTGCAAGTTCAAAAACAGCCAATAAGTATGTAGAGGCTGATGAATTCTTTAGTCCCAGTGATGATGGTCTTAATTGTCAACAATGGTACGGAAATGTATACCTCTTTCCTCCTAGTGGAGCATACTTTTGGGACAAGAAAAATGTTAAGTGGAAGATGACTAGAGCGTCCTCTCCGAGCTTAACTTCTTCTCATGCTGTATGGTTCCGTAAATTGTATAAAGCTTGGTTAGCAAAAGAAGTTAAACAAGGACTCTATTTTACAAATTGTCCTGACATGATTAGATACGAACAGAAGATATTTGACTTCCCTATTTGTATATTAAAGACAGCTCCGACGTTATTAAAAAATACAAGCAAAGGTATCAGTTCGCATAAAACTTGTACATCCTTTTTGGTGTATCTACCACCAATACAGGGCTCTACAAAAATGATAGAAAAGTTCATAGATATTTATAGTGAAAAAGGTAGACTCCTTTGTTAGATTAGATATACTCGAACGATATAAAAAACGACCATGAGTATCTTATCTGATTGGGAAATTAAGCATCTTGTTGATAAAGAAAACATGATAGAACCCTTTGTGCCAACTGAAGTTAAGGAAATTAATGGTAAGAAGACTTTAAGTTATGGATTAAACTCTTATGGCTACGATATAAGATTGTCTGAAGAAAAATGTTTACTGTTTGGAGGTACACAAACAGGCATGTGTGATCCTAAAGATTTTGATACTGAAATACTGAAAAATACAGAACTAAATGAAGATGAAAGAGGTAAATACTTCTTGTTACCACCTTATGGATATTGTCTATGTAGGGCAGAAGAAAGATTAAAATTACCTAAAGATATAACTGTAATGGCTGTAGGAAAATCAAGCTATGCAAGATCAGGAATATTTTGTAATATCACTCCAGCTGAAAGCGGATGGGAGGGTTATTTAACATTACAAATTAGTAATTGTACCTCCTTATTTAATAGAATTTATGCCAATGAAGGCATCACCCAGTTGTTATTTTATAGAGGCAATCCTTGTGATATTGATTATCCAGAAAGGAAGAGAAAAAGTATAAATAAGCCCGTAGGGGTTTAGTTATAAATAAAAAGCTTTTCCAAACTGTGGTTTTGGTTTACTGGCATATTCAGTAGACCCTGCTCCAGGTCCCCCAAAGTTACGTCCTCTAAGACTTGGTAGTTCTGTGCCTCCTATATCTGCCTTACCTACCGGTATACGTCCTCCTAAAGAAGGCTCATCAAATCCAGATTGTTGTCTAAATGCTCCTGCAGCTTTTGCAGATTTGAAGAACCGTCTTACTCTGTTCTGCTGGTTATTTATATCTTCTACATCTCCTCGCTGATCCATATCGAAACGACGCAGGTCTACATCATATCCTTGTTCAGGATTTAAGTCTGATAGTTCTGCTCCAGATGTACCTGAGTCTTGTCTGGGGTCGTAAGTGGAATCGTAGAATCGTGCCATGATACCATTGTAAGAGAAAGAAATCATACCTTATATAGCCATGCTTGGTGCAACTAATTTTCTAAGTGATTTCGTTAAAGACGAAGTCAAATGCAGAGGTCTATCTATAGAAGATTTTGGAGCTGAAATAGATAATGAAAAAAATGATGTTCCTCTGTATGATATGTATAACCGAGGATTAGCAGCATGCGAAGAGGGAATGGAGAGAAAGAATTTAGGGATGGAGGGACAACGCCCAGGAATGACAGGATACATACCATCTATGGAAGAGGCGATGAAGAATTATCCAGCGGTTTCAGTCAGACCAAGAACCCTCTTAATGGCTTTAGACTCTCCGAATTCGAAAACAGGGAAGTAGATCAGATAATGGAAGAATGTACTGACGACTTTTGTCCGATGCCTACTGTCACACCAGCAGATGGTACTCTACACTTCTTCGATCCAGTAGAGAAACCAATTCACTATGCAGCAAGTTCTGTAGAATGCATAGATGCGATAGAAGCCCAGCTGACTCCAGAAGAGTTCCGTGGTTATTTAAAAGGTAATGTAGCTAAATATATGTGGCGTGAACGTCATAAAGGAGGAAAAGAATCCTTAAGAAAAGCTAAGTGGTATTTATCTAAACTTATAGAACTAGATACTTAGAGGTTCTTCTCCCTCTTCATCATCCAATTCTTCCTCAATAAGTTCCTGAGACTTAGACACAAGATCTAGTAGCTCAATATCTGTAGGTACATCAAAATCAATATCAACATTCTCTTCTGCCATAAGAGATTTAAGAGCATGCCATTCCATCAAACGTTGGTGATACAAGCTTAACAAGGCAAGGTAAAGCTGATCCCAATTCATCTCACTGGCTTTCATCTCAGCTTTCCGCATGGAAAACTGTAGCTCTAACGGCAGCTGAAATGCTTTTGGCTCAACTGAATTTTCCATTAGTTGTTACTATTTTCTAAACCTATTCTACGACTATCTATCAAAATCACCATAGCTAAGTTCGTAATCTGTGCTCTTTTGTACAGGAATTGAAGGTTTAGTAGGTTCCGTTGCAAAGGTGTTCATGAATTCAGTGAGTATGTAAGGGTTTATTCTCTGCTCTAAATTAACTAACGCCTGTATCTGATTTGGATGTCCGGTATACTCCTTCATGGCGGTTAACAGAATATTAGGAAGAGAAGCTACATTCGAATCTACCTCCGATAAAAATAAATTAGTCTCTTCTTGTCTTCTATGTAACAAAAGTCCTATTGCTCTGTGATTTTGGTTAAATATCCATCTATTCATCTCATCTGCAGCTGCATGGTATTTTTGAGCATCAATATGATCAACAACACTGCTATATAAGAAAGGTTCCCATCCTATTGAGTGTATAAATGAGACTAAAGATTCTCTCATTGAATTATCAATATCTAGGTGTAATTTATCCAGTTCGGTGTCA